ATGCTGAATCCCAGAAGAAAGAGGCCGAACGCCTCCGTAAAAACCTTTCTGAGGGCGAAGGCGTACTGGTCAACGAGGCCAAAGCGCGCGTAGCATCTGAACTTAACAGCGCGAAGCGGGCCTACAAGGAGGCTTACGAAGCTGGTGATCCAGACGCAGTGCTCGAAGCACAAATGCAGCTGTCTAAACTACAGCTAGAGGCTGATCGTGTTGAAAATTGGAAGCCCGCGAGGCAGGCCGTACAAGACCAATCTGCCCCAGCACCGCAGGCAGCACCGCGCATCCCCAAACCGGACGTTAAAGCCCAACAATGGGTTGCTGAGAACGATTGGTTCCAGAAGGATACGGGCATGACACGGTACGCTATGCTCGTACATGAAGAACTATTAGAGTCTGGCGTTGATTCTACGTCAGATGTGTACTATGATAAGATAAATGAGGCCATGCGGTCTCGTTACCCAGATCGCTTTGCAGACGTGGAACCCGAGGTTCGACAACCACAACGTAAGGCTGGCTCCGTGGTGGCCCCGGGCGGTAGAAATACCGCTGCACCACGCAACAAAGTTGTCATCTCCTCATCGGAGGCCGCAATCGCCAAGCGCCTCGGATTATCCGTCAAGGAATATGCGGCGCAAAAGCTAAAGGATATGCAAAATGGCTGATCGTAAACCACGCACAACGGAAACCCGTGAAATGGGCGAACGTCGCAAACCTTGGAAGCGTTCGTCAATGCTGCCTACCCCCGAACCACGTGACGGGCTTTCCTTCCGTTGGATTCGCACATCTACTTTGGGTAATGCAGATATGACAAACGTATCTGGGCGGTTTCGTGATGGCTATGTGCCTGTAAAGGCAGTGGATTATCCTGAGCTACACATCATGTCAGATATTGATTCTCGCTTTAAGGACAATATCGAAGTTGGTGGGTTATTGCTTTGCGCTATCCCGACCGAGCTACGAGACGACCGCATCTATGGCCAACTTGAGTCTGCACAAAATCAGGCTGAAGCTGTCGATAGGAACTACATGCGTGAGTCTGATCCGCGTATGCCTATGCTCAGACCAGAGCGTAGTTCGCGGTAATCATCTGGTAAGGGGCGGCTGCTCTTTACTGTTATAGTAAATGAATCTGGAGGAAGAGCATTATGGCTACTACAGCTGCTCCCTACGGCCTAAAGCCGGTAAAACGTGCCGACGGTATGGCCTACGCTGGGGCGACATCCCAGTACCTGATCGACCCTGCTGGAGAAGGCACAAACCTTTTCTACGGTCAAGTCGTTCATATCGGTGCCGATGGTTACATCGCACTATCAACTGCAACAGGTGCCGACGGCACAACTAACGCATTCCCAACAGGTACAACCTTAACTGGTTCGCTTGGTGTGTTTGTAGGTTGTGAGTACGAAAACGATCAAGGTCAGACGACCTTCTCGCAGTACTACCCATCTGGCGCAATCAACGCGAAAGCCTTGGTTGTAGACGATCCAAACGTACTGTTCCAAGTACAAGCAGATGGCGCTATGGACCAGTCTGACATTGGTGCGAACACTTTCTTCGCAGCTGCTCAGTCTACATCTACTGGCAACACTGCTACTGGTAACTCCACAAGTGCCGTTGATGCGACAACTGTGACTACCACCGCCGCCTTCCGTATCGTGTCCGCAGTATCTCCAATTGGCGATGCGTTCCCTGATCTGTTGGTTAAACTTAACCCCGGCTACAGCAGCATGACTAACGCTGTTGGCCTGTAAGGAGGGATAAAACATGGCTATCTCACGCGCACAGGCGCTTAAAGAACTACTTCCCGGCCTCAACGCCCTTTTTGGTCTTGAGTACGGCAAGTACGAAAACGAACATGAAGACATCTATGAGACAGAAACTTCGGAGCGTAGCTTTGAAGAGGAAGTCAAACTGTCTGGTTTCGGTGCAGCACCAACAAAAGCTGAAGGTTCTTCTATTGCATATGACAATGCGCAAGAAGCGTTTACAGCTCGCTACACCCACGAGACAATTGCTATGGGTTTCGCCATCACTGAAGAAGCGATGGAAGACAACCTGTACGATTCGTTGTCCTCACGTTACACAAAAGCCTTGGCTCGCGCCATGGCCTACACCAAGCAGGTTAAAGCTGCTTCATTGCTCAACACGGGCTTTGACACTTTCCAGTCTGGTGACGGTGTAACACTGTTCAGCACTGCACACCCAACAGTCGGCGGTGGTACAAACTCTAACCGTCCAGCGGTTAGTGCTGACCTTAACGAAACTTCTCTTGAGCAAGCGATTATCGACATTGCAGCATATGTAGACGAACGTGGCCTTTTGATCGCAGCGCGCGCCCAGAAGCTCATCATCCCGTCTGCTCTGCAGTTCGTAGCAACTCGTTTGCTGCAAACAGAGCTTCGTGTAGGTACAGCTGACAACGACATCAACGCGATCAGCACAAACGGCGCTGTTCCCGGTGGTTACGGTGTCAACCACTACCTCACCGATGCTGACGCTTGGTTCCTGACCACAGACATCCCGAACGGCATGAAGCACTTCGTACGTTCTCCGATGGCTACTGGCATGGACGGCGACTTCGACACTGGCAACGTGCGCTACAAAGCGCGTGAGCGTTACAGCTTCGGCGTTTCCGACCCACTGGGTATCTACGGTTCACAAGGCGCGTAAGCTCCTAGAACTCAAACCAACTCCGGTTTGGAAGGCTCCGCTTCGGCGGGGCTTTCTTTTTGTGAGTACATGTTGTATGCTTGGCCAACGGGTACAACATTAGCTTTGTAGACAGGTATCTACCCGCCTGACGTTGCATAGACTACAGAGCGAATCCTTATGCAAAGGGTACTAAAATGGCTTCTACTACATTCTCAGGTCCAGTGACCTCAACCGCTGGTTTTATCGGCGACATCGTTGTTCCAACATATACAGTTGCAAATGCACCCTCCGCTGCTACAGCGGGTGCAGGTACTGTTGTATTTGTTTCAAACGGCGCAGCAGGCGCAGCAATTTTGGCTTTCTCTGACGGAACAAACTGGAAGCGTTCCGACACAGGTGGCACAATCGCAGCAGCATAAGGAGCTAGGTTATGAGCAGGTTCAAACCAGCTTCCGCAGAGGAACTCGCGCGTCGGGGGCTAAACCCTGACGGTACTCCAGCCAAGAAAGAGGCTTCTAAGCCGGTTATGGCTAAGAAACCGGCGCTTAAAAAGGCTGCTTCTAAGAAAAAGGACTAGATCATGGCTGGTCAAGAAGTACGAGCTTATAACTTTGCGGTAGGCGATAGCGCCGCACTTGTAGGCCCATCACGCGGTAGACTGCAGGGGGTTCTAGTGAACGCCGCATCCGCAGCTGCTTTTACTATCCGTAGTGGGTCAGCTACTGGCCCTATCATACTACAGTTAACTTTACCTATTGGCTGGAATGACATATTTCTTCCAAACGACGGTATTTTAGCTGATGACGGTTGTTATGTTTCTGCCTTTACGGGCTCAGGGAATGTGATGACGTTACTTATAGAGTGATATGTTATGGCTGGTAATGATGTACTCTCCGCTCACGCCCACACCTCGGCAGTACTTATAAATCGTAGGTGCCGTTTAAGGGGTGTGGTCGTAAACACAGCGTCTGGCACGTCGGGGGATGTAGTATTCTACGACAATGCATCCGCCGCTTCCGGCACTGTGCTTCTTGAGGTTGACGAGAAGGCTCAGAGTACAGTCGATATTATAATACCGGGAGATGGCATACTCGCTAAAAATGGCGTGTATGTATCACTACCCTCGAACGTAACCGCTACAATCTTTTATGAGTGAGCTATGGCTGAAAAGAAAAAAGGTACTATGAAAGGCCACACCATCAAAGGGGGTCATAAGCGCCCTACTAAGTCTGGTGCGGGTATGACCAAGAAGGGTGTGGCCAAGTATCGTAAAGACAACCCCGGCTCTAAGTTGAAGACAGCTGTTACAGGTACAGTGAAGAAAGGTAGCGCAGCCGCCAAGCGGCGTAAGTCCTACTGCGCCCGCTCCGCAGGCCAGATGAAGCAGTTTCCTAAAGCTGCTAAAGACCCGAACAGCCGTTTACGGCAAGCTAGAAAAAGGTGGAAATGTTGATATGATGGGACGTTCTTCTATGGGAAGCCAACTTACTGGCGACCGCGTTAAAAAGATGGCTAAAGGCGGCAGTGCTTGTCCGTCATGCGGCGCAATGAAATGTGCTTGCGGCGGTAAAATGAAGAAGATGGGCGCTGGCGGTAAGATGACCCGAGGCGACGGCTGCTGCATGAAGGGTAAAACCAAAGGTCGTACGGTCTGATGGCACCAAAAAAGAAATCCACTGTTAATGCCGCGGGTAACTACACCAAGCCCACTATGCGGAAGAACTTGTTTAGCAAGATCAAATCAGGTGGTAAGGGCGGCAAACCCGGACAGTGGTCTGCTCGTAAAGCTCAGATGCTTGCGAAGCAGTATAAAGCTAAAGGTGGGGGCTACAAGAAGTGAAGAAGCCACAGAAAAGCCTGAAGGCTTGGACCAAGCAGAAATGGCGGACAAAGTCTGGTAAGCCATCGACGCAAGGGAAAAAGGCCACAGGGGAGCGGTATCTTCCTGAGAATGCTATCAAGAATTTGACGGCTAAGGAATACGCCGCTACTACGAAGACGAAGCGTGAAGCCACTAAAAAGGGTAAGCAGGTTGCCAAGCAGCCTAAGAAGATTGCCAAAAAGACGGCGAAGTATAGGAAGGCCTAGACCATGGCAGTTGTTGTTCCAGACTTAGCAGAGTTGTTTGAGGAAGCCTTTGAACGCGCAGGCCTCGAAATGCGTACTGGGTATGATGCAAAAACCGCACGGCGTAGCCTCAACATAATGACGTTGGAGTGGCAAAATCGTGGTTTGAACTTGTTCACCATCGAGGCCGGGACTTTGCCCCTTGTTGCAGGTACAGCAACTTACACTTTGCCGACAGACACTATTGATTTGATCGAGCACCAGCTTCGAACTGACTCGGGTACGTCACAACAGCTAGATTCGTATATACAGCGTATGAGTGTATCCACCTACGCGCAGCAGGGCAATAAAAATACTCAGGGACGCCCTTCGCAAATTTATGTGCAGCGAAACGCTACCGATGTAGAAGTAACTCTATGGCCGGTACCAAACACTGCTACAACATATGAGTTATTTTACTATAGACTGAAAGGTATTGATAGCGCCACTAGCATAGCTGGGGACACCAATTCTATACCTCCTCGTTTTGTACCCGCACTGGTGTCCGGGTTGGCTTACTATGTTGCCATGAAAAAACCTGAAGTCGCTGATCGGGTTATACCTTTGAAGCAAGAATACGAAGAGCAGTTCCGTATGGCTGCAGATCAAGACCAAGACCGCTCTACCCTTAAAATAGTTCCGTTCCGAGGAGCTATCTAATGGCTGGGTACGCCAGTGGTAAACACGCCTACGGCATATGTGACCGAACCGGGTTCCGCTATAAGCTGGAAGACCTTGTGTTTGAGGTACAGCACGGCGTACGCACTGGCCTGCGTGTAGGCAAGGATGTGTTTGATCCTGACCAACCACAAAATTTTCTCGGGGACGTTAACACCGCTGACCCGCAGTCTTTGCTGAACCCTCGTCCAGATGTGGACCCGGGTAGAGGCTTATTTGGCTGGAACCCTGTTTGGAACCCAGCGCAATATATGGTAGGCTCCGTAGGGAGCGTTACCGTTGCAACAACTGATGGAGATTAATATGCCAGCCCCTAGAAAATCCTTGCGCCCTAAAGCCCGCACTAAGAAAGCCATGAAAGCCGCGCAAGAGCGCGCAGAAACTGGGGCCGTTGCACGTGGTAACGCCGCTGCAAAACGCCTAGCCAGAGAAGAGGCCATGACCGAGGCTATGATGGGCATGAAAGACGGTGGCAAGTTGAAGATGGTCAAAGGTCCGGGCGGCAAAATGGTCCCTGACTATGCTGCTGACGGTGTAGGCAAGATGGCTTACGGCGGCAAGATGAAGAAAGTCAAGAAGATGGGTGACGGCGGTATGTGCCGCGGCATGGGCGCTGCTACACGTGGCGGCAACTATAAAATGGGGTAAGTTCTGATGAACTATGGGGAACTAAAACAGGCTATTCAAGATTATACTGAGAACTCAGAAACTACGTTTGTGAGTAATCTCCCTCTGTTTATCCGTGCCTCTGAAGAACGCATACTAAAAACTGTGCAGCTGGATTTGTTTCGGCGTAATCAGACTGCGACCTTAACCGCGGCAAACCCGTATTTGAACTGCCCTAGTGATTTCTTGGCTCCCTTTTCGTTGAGTTACACGTTAAACGGTGCTCGTGAATTTGTAGAGTTTAAGGATGTTTCGCTTGTTCAAACATATACTCCAGACACTGCCACGCAGGGAGTTCCTGTGTACTACGCTCAGTTTGATGTGGAGAACTTTTTGATCGCTCCAACTCCAAATATAAATTATGCAGTAGAGCTGCACTATTTATACCGCCCTGCCAGTCTAACTGCAGGGGCAGACTCCGGTACAACTTGGATAAGCACTAATGGGGACTTGGCGTTGTTATACGGGTCTTTAGTTGAGGCCTACATTTTTATGAAGGGTGAGCAAGACATAATGCAGCAATATACGCAGCGTTTTAATGAGTCTATAATTGCTCTGAAAATGCTGGGTGAAGCGAAAGAAACAACACAGGAGTATCGTGTTGGTAAAGTCGTGAGGGCTAAAGAGTAATGTTTAAGATAGATGTTAGCATACCGGAAGAGCCTTTCTTGACGGTAAAAACTACAGAAAACCGGGGGTTTACCCCTGACGAAGTTGCTGAACGCTGTGTTGAAAAGCTGATTAGTGTGTCGGATGGGGCGCATCCCGCAATACGCGATCAAGCTAAAGCGTTTCAAAAACACATGGAAAAGGTCGTTGCTTTTTATATGCGAGAAGCTATTCGCAGTGACCGCACAACTGTGTATAATGCCCTAAGAGACGCTGGGCACCCTGAACTGGCTGACGCAATAAGGAGACTTTAAAATGGCGATCACACAAGCAATGTGTACGTCTTTCAAGACAGAATTACTTGAAGGCAAGCACGATTTCACTAACGGGGCTGACACAATGAAGTTAGCTTTGTTTACAAGCTCTGCTACGCTTAACGCAACCACGACCGACTACTCGACTACGAACGAAGTGTCTGGGACGGGTTACAGCGCAGGCGGCGGTACGTTGGTAAACGTAACTCCAACGTCCTCTGGCACAACCGCGTTTACTGATTTTAACGACCTGACCTTCTCGTCGTCTACGATCACAGCAAACGGCGCGATGATCTACAACACTCAAACGGGTGGCGGATCAGGTACAACAGATGCGGTTGTTATCTTGGCGTTTGGTTCTGATAAGACTTCGACCAATGGTGATTTTACTATCCAGTTTCCCACTGCCGACGCGACAAACGCCATTATCCGTATAGCCTAAGAGGTAACTCCTTATGGCGTCGATAACCGGATGGGGTAGAGGTACATGGTCTCAAGGTGCTTGGGGCGAAGCCATTCCGGTTATTCTTACGGGAGAGGCCGCTACAGGTGCGGCTGGTTCGGTTGCGGTTGTCGCTGAAGCTAATGTCCCGGTCACAGGGCTTGAGGCTACAACGGGTGTAGGTTCCGTAGTCGTTGCGATTGGGATTGATGTAGTTGTCACTGGCGAAACTGCCACGGGCGGCGTTGGTTCTGTTACAGCTATAGGCAATTCTCTTGTTGTTCCAACAGGCGTTGCAGCGGCTGGTGCGGTCGGTACAGTAACCGCCTCTGGGAACTCGGTGCATGTCATCGTTCAAGAGGAAGAAGCTCTTGGCGAAACAGGGTCCGTTATAGTTTCATCTGATGCTATAGTCTCGGTTACAGGTGCCGCTGGTATTGGGGGACTTAACTCTGTTGTTGTCGCTGCGGAGTCTAATGTACCTGTCACGGGTATCGCGGCTACGGCTGGTGTTGGTTCTGTTACAATCCTTGCAGATGCCGTTGTACTGCCTACTGGAGTAGCCGCCACGGCTGACGTTGGCTCAGTTGTGGTCACTTCCGACGCGGTTGTGCTGCCCACAGGAGTTGAGTCGGAGGGCGAGCTTGGCGAGGTAGACATAGGCATTCAAGTCGATGTTCCAGTAACAGGCTTGGAAAGTACGGCAAATGTTGGTAGTGTAGTCGTAACCGCTGATACGAATGTTTCAGTAACGGGCCTAAGCGCCACAGGCGAAGTTGGAAGTATCTTTGTTTGGAGCGAAATAGACCCGAACCAAAACCCGAACTGGACAGGGATTTCGCCGTCACAGTCGCCCAGTTGGACCGAAGAAACGCCGAGTCAAACCCCCGGCTGGACAGATATAGCGGCATAGGAGAAGCAAATGCCTAGTACATATACAACGGCTAACGGTATTGAGCTTATCGCTACGGGCGAACAGTCCGGTGCATGGGGCGATACAACAAATGTTAATCTTCAGATTGTTGACCGCGTTCTTACGGGCGTAGGCACGATATCTCTTTCTGGGACGACGCACACTCTTACTACCACAGATGGCACACTATCGGATGGTATGTACAAGGTTTTAGTTTTAAGTGGGTCTCCTTCTGGGACTAACACCATTACTATTGCCCCGAACGACGCTCAAAAAGTTTATTTTGTATATAACAACTCCGGTCAATCCGCGATCTTCACCCAAGGCTCTGGAGCAAATATTACTGTGGCTAATGGGGCAACCAAGCTCATCTATACAGATGGTGCTGGGGCCGGGGCAGCGGTCTTCGACTTTACCGCAACCTTAGAGATGGCCTCTGTAAACATTACGGGGGGCTCCATTACGGGTATTACGGATTTAGCAGTAGCAGACGGTGGCACGGGTGCTTCTACGGTATCCGCGGCTCAAACAAATCTACAAGTAGACCCGGCTGGCACAGCCGTGGCCTTAGCAATCGCCTTGGGTTAGGATAGAAAATGGCAAATACTTTTAAACGAAAACTTTCAAGGGCCATAGGCACTTCGTCTACGGCAGTTGGCGGCTACACGGTTCCAAGTTCCACATCGACTACGGTCATTGGCTTGGTGGTGTCGAACGTCACGGCCTCTCAGGTTTTGATCACGGCCACGGTCAACGATGCGTCGAACGACACGCACCTCATTAAGGACGCCCCTGTCCCAAGCGGCGGTGCGATTGTTATTGTTGGCGGCGATCAAAAAGTTGTTCTTGAGACTGCCGATAGTGTTAAAGTGCAATCCAACACGGCGGCGTCTGTAGACGTAGTAATGAGCATTCTGGAGATCACCTAATGTCATACCTTGGAAACCCACCCGCAGAGGCGTTTACTACTACCGTTAAGGACAGCTTCGACGGTGATGGTTCCACTACGGGTTTTACAATGTCTCAGCCCAGCGTCACGAACGACGTTCGTGTTGTTGTTGAAAACGTGGTTCAAGACCCTACAGTTGCATATACTTGCGCGGGGACTACGCTGACGTTTACGTCTGCCCCGCCCTCTGGCACGGACAATATCTACGTTGTGCATTTGGGTCCAGCAATTCAGACGGCACAACCCCCTGCCGAGATTTCCATTGCGACTTCGTTTCTTAACACTGTAGCTTTTAACAACAACACCTCCTACATTGATAACGCTAAGGCGATCTTTGGAGTGGGTGGCGATCTTCAAATATTTTCTGACGGGACTTCTGGACAGGTAACAGGGAGCCTTACGATTTCGGGCGGGGTTGCTGTTGGAAGTGCGTTGGACATCCGAGAGGTATATGAAAAGGTAACGACTCAGGTTTCTACTACGGGAACGATAACTTTTGACACCACTGCACAGGCTGTTGAGTTATACACGGCGGACCAGACTGCAAATCGCACGATTAATTTTAGCAATGTAAATGCTAACTTGGCTATTGGTCAGTCTGTTACTTCGGCCATTTTGCTAACTAATGGTGCAACGCCATACTATCTAAACGCCTACCAAGTCGATGGATCGGCAGTCACACCTAAATGGCAAGGCGGCTCTGCCCCCTCCGCAGGTAATGCCAGTAGCATCGACAGCTACAGCTTCACTATCATCAAGACTGCGGACGCGACGTTCACTGTCCTAGCTTCGCAAACGCAGTTCGCATAAGGGTTAACGACAATGCCTACGCTCTCGACATTTGGTGCTGCATCGGCCGGAGCTTTTGGTTTTGGTAAAGGCTTGCCCAAAGTTGGTTTTTCTTTCCTAATTGTCAGCGGCGGGGCTTCTGGCGGATCGGGGGAAAGTGCAAACTACCGAGCGGCTGGCGGGGGCGGAGCGGGAGGTCTTCTTGCCGATAGCTCAGATTTTATTTCTGGCAATCAATACACTATAACGGTTGGAGCGGGTTCTGGGGGACTAAACCCACCAACAGCGGGTGGCGTTTCTTCTATTTCGGGTACGGGCTTAACCACAATATCCCCAACAGCGGGCGGTCCGGGCGCTTCTGCGGGTAGTGACTACAGCCGAGATGGTGGCTCGGGCGGTGGCGGGGCCGTTGGAGGAGAGCAAGGAGGCGGGTCAATAAGAGCTCCGGGCTCGGCGGTTTCGGGCCAAGGTAATGATGGCGGAACAGCTTTCATTAGCTCCAGCACCCTTGCAACAGGCGGCGGTGGTGGTGGAGCCGGAGCGGCTGGATCAAATGCAGGGAATGGCTCCGCTGGATCGGGGGGCAGCGGATTTGCGTCTTCAATTACTGGATCGTCTGTAACTTACGCTGGCGGCGGCGGCGGTGGATATGGCGGCACTGGAACGGGCGCATCCGGCGGATCGGGTGGTGGCGGCAAGGGCGCGGGTTCAGACGGTGAAGATACAGCCGTTTCAGGGTCCGCAAATACAGGTGGCGGCGGTGGCGGTGGTGGTGGTAGGACAGGCGGTAGCCGTAAAATTGGTGCTTTTGGCGGTTCTGGCGTTGTAATCCTTAGCATACCCACAAGCGATTATACTGGAACCGTAACGGGTTCTCCCACGGTAACTACGTCTGGCGATAACACGATATTAAAGTACACCTCTTCTGGAACGTACACGGCTTAAAGGAAAGTAGACATGACTCGAGCAAGAGACCTAGCAGACCTTGGAAGTGGAATCACTTCTGGCGATCTTGCTGATGATAGCATTACAACGGCTAAGATTGCTGATGCCAATGTAAACGAGAGCAAGCTGCAAGTTAGCAATGCTCCTGTTAATGGCTATGCCCTCACAGCGCAGTCAGGTAATACTGGTGGCATGACTTGGGCGGAAATGGCTGCGGGTGGGACTACCCTGATTAGCACAACAACTGTTACCTCTAACGTAGGGTCTGTAGCTATTGCTTTGCCTACAGGATACGGTGCGTTCGAGCTTTTCTTAGAGGGAGTGGCACCGAGTTCAACTGGTGTAAGCTCAACATTAAGTGTTAGATTTAGCTCAGATAACGGCTCCAGTTATTATCAATCTTCTGGTAGTTATAATTCAAGTGGCTCCAATGCCGCACAGATTCCCATTACAGCGGCAAATGATTTTAACAATGAAGTTTACATAGCTTTGACTATACAAGGAGCCAAAAACTCTGGCGTTAGAACTACAGTTTTCTCTGAACAACTTTTAATGACCACTACTGGTGAGTTTCGCAGTGCTGCTGTGATCGGTGGAGGGTACAATGGTGACACCGTTATGACAAACATTCTAATCTTCCCTCTTGGCGGAGGTTTAGACATATCGGGTGGAACATTTAGATTATATGGAAGGGCTGTATGATGAGTAAGAAATATGTAGACGGTGTTCTCACCTATATGACAGAGGAAGACATTGCTCAACGTGATGCTGATAACGCAGCATACGCCGCTGAAATTGCTGCTAATGGATACAAATTTGAACGTGCCGCAGCTTACCCTAGCATCGAAGACCAGCTTGACGACATATTCCACAATGGCATTGATGCTTGGAAAGCTAACATACTAGCGGTGAAAAAAGCTCACCCTAAACCGGAGGGCAACTAATGCCGTATCAAGGACGCCAGCCCAACTTAGGTGTACGAAGCCGCTTCGTTTACATTGCGACGGCGGGGCAAACCTCGTTTAGCGGCTCAGATACAAACAACTTGGTGCTTAGTTACCAAGACGGTGCTTATGTTGACGTATATTTAAACGGGGCGCTTTTGATACCCGTGACAGACTACGCTTCTACCACGGGAAATACGGTGGTGTTAACCAGCGGCGCGGCGGTTTCGGATACGGTAGAAATTTTGGCTTACGACATAGGCACTCTTGCAAATGCCTATACACGAGCCGAAGCAGATGCTAAGTTCTTATCAACCAACACTGACGGCGGCTTTGCGAACAGTGTGTATACTGCCGCGCAAACAATAGATGGAGGATCGGCGTAATGGCTGATAAAATTCAAATACGCCGCGACACGGCAGCTAACTGGACCTCGGCCAATCCCACCCTTGCGCAGGGTGAACTCGGTTTGGAGACAGATACAAGTCAGCTTAAAGCTGGGACGGGTACAACCGCATGGACTAGCTTGGGGTATTACAACCTTGGGGCTCTTACAGACCCGACCTTTACTGGTACGCCGATTGAGGACATCTATGTAATCTCTGGCACATCTTATGCCCTAGAACCAAGCAACGGCTCCATCCAGACGCATACCTTGACAGGTGCCACGACGTACACAGACGCCTTTTCCGCTGGTCAGGCTATCACCCTGATGATTGACGATGGCTCTGCCGCAACGATTACATGGCCCACGATGACATGGGTCAACAATGCTGGTGTTGCACCTACGTTAGCAACAACAGGATACACAGTCATTACAGTCTGGAAAGTTGGAAGCACACTTTACGGTGCATTGGTAGGGGATGGAACCTAATGCTCAGTCAGAGAAGTTTAGGTGCTGCGGGTACGGGTCTTGTCCTACCCTCAGACGATGAGTTCAACCGTGTCTCGTTCCTGTCTCACTTCGATGGCACCAACAACGGCGTCAACAACGTGTTCGACGATAGCTCGTCCAGCAACCACACCATCACAGCAAATGGCAATGTAACCCAAGGCAGCTTTGGTCCGTTTGCACGGCCTGATGGCGAGTGGGGTGTGGCGTTTCTAAAGCCTAATAGCGACAACCAGAATATCTACGCCGCTTACAATAATGCAGACACTGCTTTTGGAACTAGTGACTTTACGGTTGAGTTATTTGCCTTCTTTTCCGTAGCCCCCGGCAGCGGCGATTACGCAAATGTTTTTGACTTTAGGACGGGTGGTAACACAAATCACATTGACCTTTATTTCGGCGATAGTTCCAAAAGACTTGTCTACTTTGCGGGTGGGAATACTATATTTACCTCTTCAACAGATTTACCTATTGGCGAGTGGGTACATCTTGCTCTTGTGCGGGCTTCTGGAACCACGACCTTATATCAAAATGGCGTATCCGTAGGCTCTGCTTCCGACTCTACTAACTTTTCAGCGGCTATCTTTAGATTTGGCTCAAGATACACGGACAATTTCGGCATGACGGGATCAATATCTAACACCCGTGTTGTAAAGGGTTCGGCTGTTTACACTTCTGCATTTACCCCCGCAACTTCCCCATTGACCGCAATTACAAATACCGTTTTCTTGTCGGCGCAGGGCAATAGATTTGTAGACAACTCAGGGTCGGCTCATACTGTAAGCGGTGTCAAATCCCCAGCCGTATCCGCCTTCGGCCCCTTCCTGACCAGCGAGGTTTATGACGCAGGGGTAAATGGTGCGAGTGCTTACTTTGATGGGTCTGGGGATTATTTAACTGTTCCTGACAGTTCTGAGTTTACTTTGGGCAATACATTTACATTAGAGGCGTGGATATATCCAACTGCGAGCAACAATTATAATTCTGTGCAAAACCAAAACGGTTCATCTGGTTATTATTGGGCGCATGTCTCCGGTGAGAAGATGCAATTTTATAGAGGCATTGGTGGCGGTATCCAACACGATAGTGATGCAAGCTCAATGGTAAACCAGTGGACACACGTTGCTTACGTCTGTGATGCGGGTACAGCGTATCACTATATTAACGGTGTAAGGTCGGGCAGTAGCGTAAGCATGAGTGTTTCGGATATTAGTGCCGTTATAACGCTAGGTATTCAAGGCAGTAGTTTTCCTTTTCCCGGGTACATATGTGATTATAGAATGGTCGTAGGAACAGCAGTGTATTCTGGTGCAACTTATACTATCCCAACAGCCCCACTTACAGCAGTAACAAACACCAAGCTGCTGCTAAACATGGCAGACGGTCAGGCGATTGACAGCGCAGCGCAAAACAATCTGACGTTGTTTGCCAATGCCAAGATCAGCAATACGCAGAGCAAGTTTGGCGGTACGTCTTTGGCTCTGGATGGCACTGGTGATTATGCACAATACCAAAACCCTGTAGCTTTTGGCACGG